GGGGTTGCCTGCCTATTATAACCCGGCAGGGTACGTCTTGGGCCACAACCGCCTCCAATAGGTTGATTAGGAGGTAGTTCAGTGGTTCCGGAGCAGGTTAACCTGTCCTACAAGAAGAAACGTAAAGACAACTTGTACTTGCATTAAGACTGCGAACTGGGCTCACTTGGTAGAGTCCACACTGACACGGTTGACCGTGTGAGCTAATCTCGTTGCTAAATCGAGTTAAGTTTAACGACGTTCCAGGTCATGGGCCGCCAGCCTCTCTACCATTATCTTCGAGAGGCTGGCGTATGCTGATCACTTAGAGGTCACTCCGGCACAGAGCAACAATCAGCGGGTGGTCACATAGTTCGTGCAAGCGCACTATGTCCGAGTCGAGGAGAGCCACCGCTCGATCCACTTCCTCAGCCGAAAAACCGTAATGGCAAGCATAGTAATAGTACACGTCACTCATCGGGGCCAACTTGCTGGCCGCCGCGGGTCGTGCATCTAACATATGCTTATACTCATTCCAGTCCTCCTTGATCACCTTCCCCATACCAAGCTGGCGCTTTAAACTGCGCGATAGAGCATTCAACAGGGGGTCGATTTGGCCATAATGTGCCATCGTCTCAACCACCCCTCTTGCCCATGCAGCCTGGTTGCCTGCGGTGCGTTTCTGCATATCCCATCCAAGTCTAGCAATCATCTTGCCGGGTTTGGGAAACATGATATATTTTCCCTTGACTTGGTAGAAACGTGCAGAGCAGAACTCTGCGTACTCCTCCTGGCTTCGGAGGCAGACTTCAACTTCCATCCCGAGCTTTGCATAGACCCTAACAATTTCATCAGGTCCGCCTAAAGCTTCGATCTCTTGGTCAGTTGTGACAGTCACACTGTCGTCACCGCATATTATACTAATCCACTTTCTTCCTGGCCTGTGGACGTACAACTTCATGCTTTCATTGCAGATGGAGTCCCCATAACTCGTATCTGGCCACCCCGATTGCATAGTGTAGGGCACGGAGTACCTACAGCCTAGCATCGTCCTCCCGGTGGACTTGTCTGTCCGTCTAAGGAATCTTGCAACCTTCTTGGGAAGAAGAAGGAGATTCAACTGGTGCAAGTGTTCGAATGCAGGTCCAGTTATATGGAGATCAAAACGGGATTGATCATCTTCCAACACCACTACGCGCTCACCTGGCCCACAGAGTCCCTCTATGGCTGCGAGAGCTTTTGTAAAAGAAGCACCGACACCTTCCGCCGTCATGCCACACGTGTAAATGAAGTGCTTTCCCTGAGCAAGCATTTGAGGATCATAATGCTGGGGCTTCATGCCCTCCTTCAGATTCTTGGCCGCTCTACGAATATACGGACCAGTGTGGAGACTTAATTCTGGCGGGCATCCCTGTATCATGCGGGGGTCCTTCACCAAGGCAATTTCTTCTTCTTCACGTAGAACAAGCTCCTTCTTAACGAACGAGGACGCTTGTAGCTTCTGAGGTACACACGCATTCGTGGCAACGAGATTCGTGTACATCTCCCTTTTAGCTGGTGGAAATGTTTTTATCCACTCTTCAAAAGGTATTGGCAGTGTCGTCTTCTTGACATTCTTGGCGAATATAGGAAGTGTGAGCTCAGTCACTTTCTTCCATTCAGCGGCAACCGCAGCTGCAACTGCGGGTTCATGCTGCGGCAGCAGCTTCCCAACCCGGGCGTTCAACGATTTCGTCTCGTTGTGATGACATGTGCGCATGACGTCTGCGTACAAACCCTTAACACCCCATGCGGCCTGCGCACCGAATCCAGCAGTGCAGCGCGTCTCAGGCTCCCGCGTGACCTTGAAGTCCGGTTGGATTTTGACCGTCTTCATTCGAGCATGCTCGCAACACAAATCACTGACAACCAGGTTGGGGACCGTTCGAGTCTCCGAATTTGATAATTCAAGTAGGGCGCCAGGGTAGTAGCGCACCATTACAAGGTTGTAGGCTGCGTGAGCACAGATCGCTGGGATCACACCGAACTGCATGGCGAAGGTGCCCAATGCAGCGTGTCCCATAACTCTCATAGCGAAGGATGTGTACGATCCCCTCATTCTATAAGTCTCTATAGCCGCGAATGCTATAGAGGACACTCCGATAGAGGCCAAACCCCCGAAGTGTAGAGCATCTCTCGCTGCAAACCAATCTCCGACCCAGTTATCCGCCGTACAACAGCGTGCTCTCATGATAACCTGTCTAGTTTGCAGGGGCATACGTCC